CTTGGGTAGCCAACCTGTCCTCCACCGCACAAAAGAGTACCATGCTGAAATCACCAATCGCATTGTAGAGAACCACGCCAACGAGTGCGTTGGCTTCTACACCGGCTACATGAGCGGCACTCCCTGCTCTTATGTGCGGTCTGAAACGGCAACTGGTGACGGTGAGGAAATTGCCCGCCTGTCCAATGCCTTGCAGTATGAGGGCAAGGATGCGCTTGATCGGCGGCTTTGGCAGTGGATGTTGGAGTGCGGGCAGGGATACCGCATTGTTCTCCCTGACAAGGGGTACAACGGCAACTACCCTGACGAAACGCCCCTTCTGGTGGACGTTCCAGACCCGGATATGGCGTATGTGATTTACAACTCCGGTATTGGACACAAGCCCATCGCCAACGTGCTGCACATCCCACGCAATTATCAGAACGACCTGAACGACCTGATTTGCGTATATACGCCAAACCAGTACTTTGAAATCGACAACGGCAAGGTTACGAAATCGGAGAACCATTCTCTCGGAATGCTGCCGATGGTCGAATACAAGCTGAACCCGGAGCGTATGGGTTTGTTTGAACCGGCTATCCCTGTGCTGGATTCCATCAACGACCTTGAAAGCAACCGCCTTGATGGTGTGGCACAGTTCATCCAGTCCATCATGGTGTTTACAAACTGTCTTGTGGACAAGGATGCTCTCGACCAAGTGAAGGAACTTGGTGCAATGTGCCTGAAATCCACTTCGGGTCTGCCCGCTTCTGTATCGCAGATTGCAAACGAGCTTGACCAGCAGCAGAGCCAGACCTTGCTTGATTCCATGTTGAACGTGTACCGCAGTCTGACTGCTATGCCTAGTGCCACTGGTAGTGAGAACGCAACATCCGACAACGTGGGCGCAGTCATCGTCCGTAACGGATGGAATCACACCGAAGCAAGGGCGCAGCAGTACGAGAATATGTTCAAGTATGCTGAACGTCAAAGCCTGTCTGTAATGCTGAAAATTCTGCGTGATACGGCTGGCTCTAAGCTGATGGCAAGTGACATCAACATCAAACTGCCACGCCGTCAGTACGATAACCAGCAGAGCAAGGTTCAGATTTTTGCACAGATGATTCAGCAGCCGATTGACCCGCAGCTGGCTTTCACTACGCCCGGTCTGTTCCCTGACCCGCAGGCTGCTTATGAGATGAGCAAGCCTTTCCTGATTGCTTCCGGCAAATTGGGCGAGGACGGTAAAGCACCGAAGCCACAGGAGCAGTCTAAACAGAATGTTACCGACACGAATGCCGGGAACATGGTTGATAAACAACCAAACAATGCGGATGGAGAAAAAAGATAATGCGTGATTTTTTGAAACAGTTGTTTTGCAAACATGACTATACGTTTTCTCGTTGGCATTGGACGCACGGCATCAACGGAAACGAACCACGAGAAATGGAGTGCGAGTATATCTGCACGAAATGTGGGAAATTCAAATGGACGCACCCTGACCGAAATTCGGCGCGAGAAAAATCTATTTTGGACAGCGGCATTGAGCCGTACAAAAGAATTTATCCAAAGGAATAAAGAATCACCCCGAATCTTCGGGCTGATATATTTCGGCAGGGAAGCCGGGATACAAATTTCGCAGCGTTGCAGGGAAGCAACGGTAAAAAAACGCAGGAGGAAATTAACGATATGAAACTCAATGTGTTGCTTGGTGATGCCTACAAAGAGGGTATGACCGCCGATGAAATCATTTCTGCGCTTGAAAAGGTTGCAGACCCTAGCGCAGAGGTTGAGAAGCTGCGCAACGCCGTGACGAAAGCCAATGGCGAAGCTGCTGAGTACAAGAAGCAGCTCAAGGCAAAGCGTACCGATGACGAGAATGCCGCACAGGAACAGGCTGACAAGCTGGCAGAGATGCAGAAGCAGATTGAAGCCCTGACTGCCGACAAGGAGAACCTCGTCAAGGAAAAGACCCTTGCATCTTACCGTGAGAAGTTCGTTACACAGGGTTATGACGCTGAACTTGCCAACAAGGCTGCATCTGCACTGGCTGACGGTGACATGGACAAAGTGTTTAAGTTCCAGTCGGAGTTTATGACCGCTCACGACACCGCTTACAAGGCTTCTCTGCTGAAAGATATGCCCACACCTCCGGGTGCGGATGGCAAGGGCGGTTCTGACAGCGATGGCGTGGCGTTTGCTAAGAGCCTTGCACAGCAGAACGCAAATACTTCTAAGGCATCGAGTGACGCAATGAGTGCTTTCCATTAACAAGGAGGAAAACATGAAGTTTACCCGAAACACGGTCAACGGAATCAACGATACCATCCTTGCTTCCAATGACTACACCGCCATTCCCTTTACCGTGACCGAAACTGCTGCGGTTAAGGCTGGCTATCCCATGACCAAAGCTGGCAAGAAAGCAACCTCTGCCACAGCAGACGGCATTCTTCTGTATGACGTTGACCCGGCAGAGAACCCCAATGCTTCCCTGCTGATTCGTGGCGTTATCGACACCAAGAAGGCTGCCGCAAGCTCTGGCTTCACCTATGATTCTGATGCAATTACTGCGCTTAAGACTGCCATTCCCGGCATCTTCTGCCGTGACAACATCAGCGTGAACGCTTAATAGGAGGTAAAACAACATGGCACTGAATCTTAAGGAAGTCTTTGCCCCGGCTGCGATTGCCGCCTATTGGACGAATGACCCGACCAACGCGATGCCCTTTGCATCTGATGCACTGTTCCCCGCAAAGAAGAAGGCCGGTCTCGACCTGAAGTGGCTGCGTGGTCACAAGGGCGTTGGCGTTTCTCTGATACCCAGCGCATTTGATGCAAAGGCTACGTTCCGCACCCGTGAGGGCTTCAAGTTCGATGAGACCGAGATGCCGTTCTTCCGTGAGGGCTGCCATCTGGGCGAGAAAGACCGTCAGGAAATCCTGCGTGTTCTGGACAGCAACGACCCCTATGCTCGTGACGTGATGAACCGTCTGTACGACGACACCGCACAGCTTATCACTGGCGCGCGTATCGTTCCTGAGCGCATGATCTGGCAGCTGCTGGCTCCCGTCAATGGTGTTCCCGGCATCACCATCAAGGCAAACGGTGTGAACTACACCTACAACTACGACCCGGACGGAACTTGGAAGTCCACCAACTACAAGGAAGTCTCTGTCGCAAAGTCTAAGTGGAACGTCACCACTGCCACCCCCATTGCAGACCTGAACGCCGCAAAGGACGCTGTTCTGGCAAGCGTTGGAGAGGTCGTGACTGAGGTGTACATGAACACCGCCACCTTCCGCAACATGATTGCTGCGGACGAGGTGAAGAATCGGTTCATGACCGTCACCGCAAAGGCAAACGCCGTTCTGCTGGATGCCGAAGCACGGCAGGTTATCGAATCCGCAACTGGGCTGACCATCCATCTGTATGACAAAATGTTCAAGGCAGACCAGTACAGCGCAAGCGAAAAGTACCTGCCTGACGGCATGGTGGTGGTTGCTCCTTCCGGCGCTCTGGGCAGCACTTGGTACGGCACTACCCCTGAGGAAGCCGACCTGCTGTCTGGCCAGTCCGGTGCATCCGTGTCCATCGTGAACACTGGCGTTGCCATTACCACCGAGCTGACCGTTCACCCGGTCAACGCCAACGTCTATGCTTCTGAAATCGTCCTGCCGTCCTTCGAGCGCATGGACGCTGTGTACTGCATCAAGGCTTACTAAGGCGAAAGGAGGAAAGCAGCATGGGAGACCAGTATTCCGAAGCGGCAGTCAAGCTGGGGCAGTACATCGCTCCTGCACTTGACCGTGAAATCACGGACGAGGACTACCCACTCTTCGACCTGCTGCTTGATTTTGCCAAGGACAAGATATTTGCACAGGGCTACCCCTTCGGCAACCGACCGAACGAGTTGCCCATGCAGTATCAGTCGTTGCAGATACGCATTGCAGCGGAACTGTACAACCACATCGGCGCAAACGGACAGACGAGCTACACCAACAACGGCATTACTCGTGTGTGGGAAAGCTCCGATGTGGCACAGTCCCTGCTGAATGAAGTTGTTCCGAGAGTAGGTGTTATCGGCTGATGTTCAATGGAA